TAAAGCAGTACGAGGAGCTAATTTGGAATCCTACACTAACTAAATACAACGGTGAATTGATTGTTGCGGCAGCTAATCCTATTATAGCAGAATTAATTCAGGATACCGAGTTAACCTTGGAACCACAAACGATATTTAATTTGACTTGCATGGGGATAACTATTGATCCGAAGCTTTACGAAGCTTCTGAAAAATTAAGATTTGCAGCCAGTTCGGTGTACGAAGTCGAATTGACGGATGTGGAAAACACTATAGGATGGATGAAGAATGTCGGTTGCGAAAATGTTGTGATTGGTAGAGGATTGCGAAGCACTATCAGCCAAGAACATCTATCTAGCATGATTGAAAAGTATGGAATGAGGTCGTTAGGACCACTATCATATGGTACGTTGCCTGATGGTGTTTCTATGCTCATGCAGCATACAAGTAATGTCAACAGTCGAACTCCTTTCACTGGACAAATAACTAAAACAGTCGTGCTAAAAGATAGCCGACCAATCGAGGTCAAATGAACGAAGCAAAAATCATAATTAAGGACGAAGTTAATGTAAAGATTGAGGGTCTAGAACTTTCAGATCGCCGTGCATTGATGAAGAAGTTTGAATACGAAAAGCCGGGGGCAAGATATTTGCCCGCAGTTCGTTTGGGTCGTTGGAACGGCAAGATTAGCTATTTTAGTCTTGCTGGTAGCACTTATCTAAACCTCCTAGAAGATGTTATCACGTATCTGTATGATAAGAATTATGACATTGAATTAGTTGACCATAGGCAAAGTCACGGCAAGTTAGAGTTTGACCTAATCCGTGAAGATAGTTTTTCTGACACTGTATGGCCAAAAGGGCATGAACGTGAAGGTCAACCTATCGTGCTACGAGACTATCAGGTTGAGATTGTCAATAACTTCTTAGCTAACCCTCAATGCCTACAGGAAGTTGCGACAGGCGCTGGTAAGACGCTGATGACTGCTGCTCTATCTAAGTCTGTAGAGCACCTAGGACGCTCCCTAGTGATTGTCCCCAATAAAAGTCTTGTTACACAAACAGAAGCAGACTACATCAATTTAGGATTAGATGTTGGTGTCTACTTTGGTGACCGCAAAGATTACGGCAAGACGCACACAATCTGCACTTGGCAAAGCTTGAATAATTTATTCAAGAACACAGCCGAAGCTGGCGAAGAAAAACTAGATGAATTCTTTTTTGAAGATATTGCTTGTGTAATCGTTGATGAGGTACATATGGCAAAGGCTGATGTTCTCAAGACAATGCTTACCGGAGTGTTCAGTAACATTCCTATTCGCTGGGGACTGACAGGAACCATTCCTAAAGACAAGATGGATCAGGTATCATTGCTCGTATCCCTCGGTCCCGTCATTGGTAAGCTGTCAGCAAAAGAATTACAGGACAAGGGTGTACTCGCACAATGTCATGTTAACATTGTTCAGCTTAAGGATAAGGTTGAGTTCACTAACTACCAGTCAGAATTGAAACATCTACTAGAAGATTCAAATCGCCTTGACACAATTGCTGCATTGATTGACAAGGTGAATCTGACTGGGAACACTCTCGTACTCGTTGACCGAGTGAATGCAGGAAAAGAAATCGTAAGCAGATTAGGTTCCAATGCTGTCTTTGTAAACGGCGGCACTGGATTAACAGAAAGAAAGGCAGAATATGATGAGGTTGCCACAAGCGACGATAAAATTATTGTCGCAACGTACGGCGTTGCGGCTGTCGGTATTAATATTCCTCGGATCTTTAATTTGGTTCTTATTGAGCCTGGCAAATCGTTTGTACGAGTTATTCAGTCAATAGGCAGAGGCATTCGTAAAGCAGAAGACAAGGACCATGTACAGATTTGGGATATCACATCCTCATGTAAGTTTGCGAAGCGTCACCTGACACAACGTAAGCAGTTCTACAAAGAAGCCAACTATCCTTTCAGTATAGAGAAATTGGACTATTAATATCTTGACATATACAGTAAAGGTTGATATAATAACATCATGAGAATACTTACCCTTGAAAATACTTCGTATAATCTAGAGACATTGCCTGATGAAATAGACGATCTGCGATTTTCTATTTTAGATAACAGCGTCCCTGCTAATGTAGATTATCATTTTATACCCCTTATCTTTTTAGAATCGTTTAATAGTCCTGCATTGGTATTGAAGATTGCAGATAAAGTGATTAAGATGCCGATGGATTGGCAAGTGCTAATTGGTGAACAAGAGCATGGAGATTTAGAAGCATTACCTCTTTCGAGTCTTAATGACAGAGGATTCAATGCCTTTCAATTTAATTCACTGACATCATTTGTCCCGACATTCTTGCCTATTGAGATTCTTGATATCTATCCAGAAGTTACATGGTATGCACCCAGATTGAAAAATGGTCAATTTTTAAGCGTCCCTATTGATGAAGGAGAAAAGCCCAGATGCGTGTATTTCATTAAAGAAGTCAGTAGAAACTGTGAAATTGTAGATTATTCTTTAGCTTACTAAAAGGAGACGTAGTGATGACTGTATTGAAAGCTTACAAAAGGTGCGTTAAGCAGAAAAAAGAAGGTGATGTGATGGGTGTAGTGCGAACTTTATTCCCAAACATTCAAGTAGAAACCTTTATCGAAAATCGCAAAATTAGTACGCAGATTAAAAAATGAGAGTTCTAATTACTGGTCATAGCGGATTCATCGGGCAACATATTGTAGCACGACTAACCGATAAGCATGATTTATTTTTGCTTGAAAGCGACTTGCGGGATCATACCGCTGTTCGTGACGAGGTTCATGCTGCTGATCCGGAAGTGATTGTTCATCTTGCCGCTCGGACCGAAGTAGAAAAATCTTTTTATGAACAGACTGTGTTCAGCGAGATTAACTATGTGGGCACGGTAAACTTGATTGAGGCCGCAAGCCAACTTTCAAATCTAAAGAATTTTGTGTTTGCTTCTACTATGGAAGTATATGGTTGGCAACCTATCAGTGACCTTATCAGAGACGGAAATGAATCTGAAATTGAAGTCTTTGATGAAACTACAATTCCCAATCCCAATGCTCCGTATTCAGTAGCAAAATTTGCTTGTGAAAAGTATTTGGAATATGCAAGCAGAAGCTACAACTTCCCGCATACTATCATTAGACAAACTAACGCATACGGTCGTAAAGATAATGACTTCTTTGTTACAGAACAAATCATCACGCAGATGCTAAAGAACCCAAATGAAATCAATTTGGGGTATGGGGTACCGTATCGCAATTTCTTGTACATCGATGACTTAATTGATGCTTGGGAAGTTATCATCGATAACCCAGGCAAGTGCGTAGGTCAATTGGTCTGCTTGGGTCCTAACAATGCAATTCGTATTTCAGACTACGTGGATATGATTGCAAAGAAGTTAAATTGGGAAGGTAAAGTCAACTGGAATACCAAACCAGCTAGACCCGGAGAGATTTATCTGCTAAACAGTAGTAATGCAAAGCTTACTAAAATGACTGGATGGGAACCCAAGATCTCACTTAGTGACGGGTTAGATAGAACAATTGAATTTTGGAGAACACATTTAAATGTCTAGTGGTCATCATGCACACACAACACTCGGTCAGGCAAAGTACAACAGAACGATAGCAGGCACTCTACCCAGCCAAACTGTATTTAGGCTTGATTCTGCTAGAAATCGCAAGGTAAGAAAAGAGAAGGAAAAGAAGATGGGTTGGTTAAAACGTAAGTTTGCACAATGGTGCCGCGAAGCATGGGAAAATTCTCGTGATGAGGATAGAACATATGCAGTAGTAGACTCTGTTCAATCTCGGAGCATTGATGCAAACAAGAGCATTCGCTTCACTATCTATCCAGCATCTGGAGGCTACGTGATTGAACATTACAAAAATGAACGTATGCGAGAAAGTGATGGGCCGACGCTGACTATTGTTAACAACGGTGACAGTATTGGTCAAGCGATTGAACACGTTATTGCAGTTGAATCGTTGAAGGCATAATGGCTAAAGAGAAACTATCAGCAGACGAAAAGTTTGAGAAGGTCGAGTTTGACCTTTTCGACGCAATTGCGGCTATTGACCGCAAAGACTATTCGTATTACGATAGATTGACTCCCGAACAGCAGAAGAAGTTCGTGCCGTTTATGATGTTGCATTGGATTAGTGCAATTAAAGGTAGCGAAGGGCTATCACGCTATTACGTTATGAGTACAAACGAGTATGCAAACAAATACTTGTTCAACGAAAATGTAATGAAGCATCCTAAACTACAGTGGCTAATGTTGTGTTCAGCAAGCCCGGGTATGGGAAAACAATTTCATCAATGGATCCCTCATATTCGTGAGCGTGTCAGTAAGTTGAAAGAATCTCCTAAAACTAAAGAGATTAAGGATTATTACAAAAAGATATATCCTAAATCAAGTGATAGTGATCTTAACTTAGTAACTGATGTTTTTGTTGACAACCATAGAAAAAAGATGTATATTGCAGCTAAGTTCCCCGAAATGAAGTTTGATGAGATTGAGTTGTTAAGTGAAATTATTACAGACGAAGATATCAAAAAATACGAAGAAGCCTTCGGTAACTAAAACAGATTTCCAATGCGAATTCTGTAGTAGATATTTTCTGAAGGAAAGAACTATGGTAAGCCATCTGTGCGAGACAAAGCGCAGGTGGCAAGACCGCGACATGCCAGGTAATCGTATCGGCTTTCAATCTTGGCTTGAATTTTACAAAAGAAATACTACAAGTAAAAAGCAAAAGACATATCAAGACTTTGCTAAGAGCGCATACTACATTGCCTTCGTCAAGTTTGGTCATTACTGTGTTGATATTAAGTGTATCAATGTGCCTCGTTATGCTGATTGGCTTTTGAAGAACAACATCAAAATTGATAGTTGGTGTAGTGATAGCAACTATGATAAATTTTTAGTTGAATGTCTCAAGCAAGAAGATCCGCTAGACGCAATCGCTCGTAGCATTGAAACTACAATTGACCATGCCAAAAATGAAAAAGTTCAAAGTAAGGACTATCTACGATATGGTAATAGAAATCGCATATGCAGTCTAGTAGTTAATGGCAAGATTAGTCCGTGGATGCTTTATCAGAGTGAAAGCGGTATTCAGTTCCTTGAAGGAATAGAT